TTTACCGTTCAATCTATTAAAGATTGATTTATATGTTTCATAACTTTGATTCCAAGCTATATCACCTAAAATATAACAAACATCATTACTTGAAACTATCGAATTATAATTATCTATAATTGTATCGTCATGGTGGTCTATATCACCAAAAGGTCTATTAGATAATCTTAATATATTTTTATGTCCTATATGTAAATCTGCGGTGAAATATATACCGCTTTTACCATACTCTTCTTTATTCATTAAATTAACTTTCTTTCTGTGAAACCTCCGAAGAGGTGCTATTTCAGTTTATTACCACGCTGTAAGGTCTATGACCGAGTATATAGCTATACCGTGTATTACCCCTAGGAAGTAAATACATACAGGTACCTTTATGTAATGAACACATTATATCCGAGCTAAATCTCCTTATGTTCTACGACCTGTGTCCCACCACTATTTAATTATTTTTTAAGTTTTGCACCATATTTTACGCAACTTATTTTACCACGTTCTTCTAAATTTTTAATATCGTAATCTTTAAAAATTCTATGACATTCTGGGCAAGATGTTGCACCATTTAATTCATACTCATTAAATACTACAATATTTCTTTTTAGCTTTTCATTATATATTTTCATTGTTTACCTTTCTTTTTTCAATGTCCAGAGTGTATCTCTAGTTTTATATATTAGCTACTATCTAAAACGTATACACCCCGTACATCCAACACACGGTATAGCTCTACCGTCAAAGACCATGAATTTGCGGAGGCTCGATTTGAACGAGCGACCTTCAGCTTATGAGGCTGACGAGCTGACCGAACTGCTCTACCCCGCTATATGACCCTCCCCGTGGACTCTCACCACGTTCACCACTTTGTACAAGCACTTAGTAAACTTATACGGCATTTTGATTTGTTAAACTAGGTTGGGATATTAAATTTTTAATGTACAAATTTATCTATATATATTGTAACACATCTTAACAATTTTGTCAAGTATTTTTAGTGACAATATTATTTTAGATATATTATACAAATTTAAAAAGTTGATTTTTGTTTTCGTAATAACAATAATTTCTAATAGTTTCTGGGTCTAAGTTATTATCCCTTGCACATTCAGTTACAGAATTATATATTTTGTTATCGCTCATTCTTTTAACTTTTCTACTTTGTAAACTACAATTAGGTCCCTTTGTAAATATTCTGCCCTTGACCCAACCGTTTTTAATGTATTTTTCAAGTTCACTTTTAGGTATACATCTATTTTGTAATGTTTCTTTGTTATATATCCAAACTGTATTATAGTGCGAATTTTTACTACCTTGTTGATGTTTTATTTTTTGAAAAGCTTTACGTTGTGCTTCTAATGACTGTTTTGTATGCTGTGCAGTATCTAAGTTTCCGACACCACCAATATACCTATTATATGTATCACGCCTATTTATAAATTCTTTGGTGACTAATTCTTTTTCTTTTAAATCCGCTTCTAAACGTGTATCAAATACGCAAAGTATTTCTTTTTTAAAATTATGTTTACCAAATTCTTTAAAAGCTCTTTTTAAAGCTCTTCCAGAACCCATATAATTGTCATTTATATTATCTGTTCCGTGTTGACCTATATAAATATACCCATTTACCAAATTTGTTATTTTATAAATTATATATTTCATTTTATTACCTCAAATAATTTAAAAGTTTATCTGGATTGTTTATCCATAAAACACCTTGCAATACAAGCATTTTATCACCATTTTTATACACCACCACTCTTTCAACTGGTAGATTGTCGGTTTTTTCACTGTATGCTAATTTCTTAACAGCAAAATTTACATCTTCAATATTTTTGTTCTTTATGTCTATGATACATTTATTGTTTTCATTTATTAAAACATTTAATTGACGCATAGAGGTAAATCTGATTTCGTAATCGTCGTCACTATATTGTTTATTTGTTTCTACCAAATATCCAGTTATAGACACCATATTACCTTTTTGAAGTTTAAATTCTAAATTATTTTCCCAGTCGCTTGGAAATACCGTTATGGTTGTTTTACTACCAAAATACTCAAAAGTTAATTTAGCCATTTTTTGACCCTTTTTAGTTTTTAATTCCTTAATATCTGTAAGTAAACCAACAGTATTAAAGCTTTTTAGGTCAATAAATTTTTCAAAATCGTCAACTAATTCATTTAATTCAACATACGGTATACCGCCTTCTAAGGCACGTGTATAGTATTTCTTAAATAAATCCCAGCGTTTATATGGATTTGTGGATATGTTAAATCCCATAAGTTCTTGTTCGTTTTGTATTTTTTCAGCAGGTTTATAGGTTGTAGCTTTTAAAAATTGTCTTTTAACTACATCAATATAATACTCTAAAAGGTCATCTTGTTTTTTATTTAATTCTTCTCTATATAATTTGTCTTGTCTGCCTGATTTTAAACCTCGTTTTTCTTCTTGAATTTCTATGTATTTTTCGCTCTTTTTACCCGTTTTAGTACCTACTACGTAATATACCGCTTGCTCTAAATTTTCTGTATCTATATAATATTTAGAGTTTTTAGCGTCATTAATATAATCACATAGTAAATCCCAACGCTTAGGGTATTTTACCAATTTATTAAATGCACCAACCCGTAAAAGTGCTTGTATACTGCCTTTATCTGCTTTGTTTACCCTTTCTATAAAATCTTCAATTGATATAAATTTTTTATTACTTCTTGCCCTTATAATATCGTTTACAACAGCTTTACCTAAACCTTTGATAGCTGATAAACCGAACACAAGTTCACCGCTTTCGTTTATTTGGAAATCTTTACCTGAGTCGTTAACATCGGGTGGAGTAACACGTATGCCTAAGCGGTAACACTCGTTTATATATAGGTTGAGTTTATCGAGGTCATCTGAATTGGCATTTAATAAAGCACACATATATTCGAGGGGGTAGTTAGATTTTAAATATGCAGTTTGATAGGTAATATATGCATAAGAAACACTGTGACTTGCATTAAAACTATACTTAGCAAATTCTACTATTTGACTATATAGTTTTTCTGCTATATCTTTTTTTAAACCATTGTCAACGCAACCATTTATAAATTTTTCTTCATGTTTCAACATTTCACTCATCAATTTTTTACCTATTGCTCTTCGCAATTCATCAGCTTCGCCCATTGTATATCCAGCCAAAGTTTTAGCTATATCCATTACTTGTTCTTGGTAAATAATTTGACCGTAAGTTTTACTTAAAATTGGTTCAACCCTTGGGTCAATATATTTGATTTCATTAGGGTTGTTCTTGCACTTTATATAGTCTTCTATAAACTGCATAGAACCAGGTCTATAGAGTGCTAATATAGCAGAAATATGTTCAATACTTTCAGGTTTTAATCTTTTTAATAAAGATTTCATCCCGTTAGATTCAATCTGAAATTTACCTAAATTATCACCGTCTTGTAAATCTAAATAAGTTTTTTTATCATCAAGAGGAATGTCTTTAATATTAAAATTATTACCAATCATTTTACAACAATGGTCAATTACTGACAAATTAGATAGCCCCAAAATATCATATTTAATTAACCCACACTTTTCTACAATTTTATCAGTCCACCCAGTAGCAAAACCGTCTTTTGTTTTTATAATTGGTACATAATTAGATATGTCTTCTAGTTCCAGACATACAGCAGAGGCATGTACTGAAATACTCTGTATACTGCCTTCTATTTTTTTTGCTATATCTACTACTTTTTTAAATTCTTGGTCTTCATTATACATTTTAGTTAAATCATCTGAATATTCTACAACCTTTTGTACCGTATCTATAGAAGGGTCTTTTATTCCAGATAATATTTTATTATATTTATTAAAATCTAGACCCAATTTTGAAGCCACTACTTTTATTGAACTTTTGCCTTTTAAGTATCCTCTTGTAGATATTGGAACACAACCACGTTTACCATATTGTTCTATAAGATGTTGGACCAAAACCCCTCTGTCTACTGCATTACAATCTAGGTCCAAATCTGGCATATTTTTACGGCTAGGATTTAAAAATCTTTCAAAGATTAATCCATACTTTAAAGGGTCTACATCTGTAATTTCAATTAAATAATTAATTAAACATCCTGCACCAGAACCCCTACCTGGACCCATTGGTATGCCATTATCTTTACACCAATTTACATAATTAGAAACAACATTAAAATACCCAGCAAAGTCCATTTTTTCTATTACAGACATTTCGTATTTAACTCTGTCTATTGCACTTTTTGGTATATTATTGCCATATCTTTTAACTAAACCTTTTTTAATTTTTTCTTTTAAAAAATCTGTTTGAGATAAACCATTAGTATCTTTTAAACACGGTTTAATATAAGAATTTAATTTAATTTCATAATTTTCAACTTTATTTATTATTTCCATTGTATTAGACATACATTCATCAATATTTATTCCCCCAAATTCACTAAAAGCATCACAAATTTCTGTATAACTCTTATAATAATTTTGGGAATAATCAAAATCTGACTTATCTAACAATTTCTGTTCGCCTTTACACATTAAAATTTTATGTGCTAATTCATCTTCCTTAAACATATAATGTGTATCATTAGCTATAATTGTTTTAATTTGACAATCTTTAGAAATTCGTCTTAGTTTTTCAATATATTTTTTTTCACTTTCAAATTTATGATAACCGTATTCAATATAAAAATCTTCACCGAAAAGGTCTTTGAACTTACATATATATTCTCGTGTTACATCTTCTTTATCATTTAAAATATAAAAAGCAAATATTGAACCTACACAACTTGTAGTGCAAATAATTCCCTCTGAATATTTTTTTAAAATATCAAAAGTAATACGTGGTTTTCTATAAAAATTTTCCATATTTGCCCAAGTGGTTAATTTTATTATATTTTTATATCCAGTTAAATTTTTAGCATACAAGTTTAAATGAAAATTTAACTTATTTTCTTGTCTCATTTTTTCGGTTTTATCTAATTTATCATTGTTTATATCTAATGGTAGCCCTTCACTTAAATAAAACTCTGAACCTAAAACTGGCTTAATGTTATTTTCTTTGCATAATAAATAAAATGGTATCCATCCAGAAATATTTCCATGGTCGCTTATAAACAATGCAGGAAAATTGTTTTTAACCCCGTATTCTATATATTCTTCTAATTTACACATACCGTCTAATTCAGAATGTACAGTATGAACATGAGTGTCTATAAATATTTTTCTTTCTTGCATACTTTCACCTCTTTTTTTATTTTATCATAGATAAAAATAATTGTCAAGATTTTATAGTATTTAAATAATCACTATATTTCATCCAATGATAACCACCAGCAGTTTTTTGTTTTCCGTTGTAACATTCTGATACACCAGATTTTATATTCATATATTTTTCTGCTTCATGTGTTGTGTTAAAAATTTTCCCAGTCTCAATACAAATTACTTTTAAATTTTCTAAATATTTATTTTGATATTTTGTTTTTATTTGCTCTTCAGAAAGGTTATTAAGGTAATCTTCATAATATCTCCATTTAGATACATTTGTAAGACATTTACATTGTTTAGCTATATAACTATTATTAATACCAGTTTTTCTGGATGCTTCTCTAATTCCAAAATAAATTTTATTAGTTTCTATGTTTATAATTTTTTTTGATTGTGCGTGTAAGATACCTTTTTTATTATAATTAGGATTATTTTCTTCCTTTACATTTATGTGATTCAAACTTATTTTACGTTTTGTTTCAGGTGATACAACACGTGCAATGTTTTTATGTGTTCTATATGTACCTCCACCCCCGTCTTCCATATTATAACCAAATTTTTTATTTGTAGTGTTATAATGTTTTATAAACATTTTTTCAAATTCATATGCTTCATTTTGAGAAATGCCAGATATTAAGACCTTATGACTAAAATTATTCCAACCATATTTTTGTATAGCACTGTAAAATCTTTTACTTTTTTTATATCCTTTACCATCGTTAAATCTACTGTTTAATTTTTGTTTGGTAATTCCAAAATATTTTTTCCCATTAATTCTATTTTCATGAACATATACTTTATAATTATGCACATCTGTTGTTAAATAATTCATTTTTACCTTTTTTACACCTTTCATAAAAAAAACTCTCTGTTGAACGTAAACAATACCTAATTGATATAAATACAGAGAGTTATTAATATATTTTCTATTAAATTGTTTTTATTTTAAGCATTGTTCTACGTTCACTTCTATACTAGCACAGGTTAATATAAAAGTAAACATATACTAAAAACTAAACCCTTTTGTCTTTTCAAAATCTTCTAAAATTCTTTTTAAAACATCTTCTTTTATAATACAACAATCGTGCAACCTATATTTATCACGGTTATAGTATATAAACTGATTTAATAATTCACTTTCATGCTTATCAGCTAAAATTTTATCATAATCAGCTTTTTCATATTGGCACCACATAAACGTAACATTATAACCTACATCTTTTAATTCTAGGACTTTTTTGACCTCGTTGGGAAATCTTACATCATCACAAACAACATTTTCACCACTTTTTACCACCGAATCATACCACAAATTACACCAGTAATCTGTACCAAATAAACGTTTAAATTCAGTACCTATATTTTGTAGAATTTTTCTACCAGATGTTATTTTTACACCAGTATGATATGATATTAAACCCATGAGTTTATGCTCTATTTCCGCTAATAAATTACAATGTTTAAAATCATCATAAGAAAGGTTATTGTTTTTCTCTGGATTAAAACCTAATATATTCCAAGCCACTTCACGTAATGGGTCGGCTAACGATATTTTTTTATACCCAATATTTATATAAGGTTGTGCATTATACCCCTTACCACAATGCTTCAAACCCATGAAGCAAATTAAATTTTTATTATTTCTCATATTTTCTCCTTTTTATATATTATACATCTATTAAATATTTATGTCAAGTTCATTTTTATCTCCCTTAGAACAATTTTCCTTTACATATAAAGGTTTTAAATTTGCTAAACTATTAGCAATACATATTTGTTTATAATTAGGAGAACCATCTAGATTAAAGAAATTGAATTTTGATAAAGGTTTTCTATGGTCTATGTTCCAAAGTGTACCATAATTATCCCATGTCATATCTTTCTTAAATTGAAATTCCAACCTACTTATCAATTGTTCTGGGGTGTACCACAAAATATCAAATGTATGTTTTTCTTTTTTTGATAATAAACAACGTTTGATTTGAGACCTACAAAATATTTTTATTTTATAATTTTTATTTTGAGAAATTTGTCTGACATGATAGTTATGTTTTATATTGTTCGTGTTTATTCTTTTACATTCATCAGAACAACATTTCTCGTTATGATACTTTGGAACAAATATTTTACCACATACTTTACATTTTATTGGAGAAAACTTTTTATAAATATAATTTTTATAATAGTAATCTCTGTATATTTTTTTTACAAAATCTTTATGTGTTTCTTGATATTTTTTAGAATACAATTTGTTTTTTATTTTTGTACATTCTTTACAGCAACATTTTTGAGAACCACTATTGGGTAAAAATTCTTTACCACAAATAATACATTTTTTCATGCTCAATTTTTTCATTCGTATATCTCCAAAAATTAACCCCATCTATTGAGATATACGAAAAATAGATGGGGGTTTATTAAACCAACTTTATCAGCCTTATTTAATTTTATTCGTATATCTCATTTCTATTATAGACATAAATATACGATTAAAAACTTTTTCTAATATAACCCTCTGTCCTGCCACGGTTTACCTTTTTCGGTCCAATACTTGTACATTACTTCATACAATACATCATAATTTTCTTTTGATAATTCAACATTTACTACACCGTTATTATCATAATATCTAAGACTAAAACGCTCGTTCATAATTTCTTCTAAGGATATACCGTTAAATCTAAATTCAAATCCTACAGAATGTACATTTACACCATATATATCGTCATCATCTTCAATAAATTCTTCTATTAAATTTAATACGTTATATACGTGTTTATTTTCTTTTTCTCGTTCTTTTTTAAGAAGTAAATTATGAAAATCTGCAAATTTTGTAGCAAATGGTTCTTTTAACTGTATACCTTCTAACCATTTATAATAACCTTTATCGTTATCATAAATCCACCGTATACTTTTACCTTTATATTTACCAAATGGTATAGTCATCATTTCTTTTTCCTATTTGCTTTTTTACTAGCCTTTTGTACTTTGGCTCTTTTACGGGCACGTTCTTTTTTGGCTCTATACATTTGCAAAGTAAACTCTGGGGTTCCACCATATAATACTTTTGTATATTTTGTGGTATGCTGTTTAATTCTTTCTTTAGCTTCAGCAATTTTTTGGTCTACTTCTTCTTCTGTTAATCTTTCTTTATTTTCTTCCATTAATCTACCTCTACGTCTACATTTACTGGTCCTCTTGCTATTGATAGTAATTCATCTGGTGCCAATTCATCTACTAAACTTTGGACATCATTTTCATCTTCTACACCTTCAAAATCACTAATATTAAATCTTAATGTAATTGCTATCATTTTATTTCTCCTTTTTATATATAATATCACCATTTTATCTTTTTGTCAAGAATAGTTGCTATTCTATCTAATGTAGATATTAATAAGTTAAATTTATCGTGTATATACACGTTATTTCTTATAACAGTTAATTCTTTACGCATACTTTCTAAATTATCATCTATATTTTTAAGATTTTTATAAGTTGAGTCCAAACATTGAATAATACAACCTAAAAAAATAAAACCCATTAACCATAAATTTAATATTAACCAAAACATATTACTTTACCTCTCTAATTTCATATTTTTTTATCTTCCATTCACCTTTATATAAGGGCAATATATTGTTTTCTTTATAAGAATTTAATGCATATTCTGCCTCTTTTAAATCGGTATAATATTTTGCTGATAAAATGCTGTCGGTATAATGATGAGACTTTTTAAGACCTATATTTAATATACCAGCACCGAACCATCTGTTTTTCTTTATTACATAAAATTGCATTTATTCATCTACCTCTTTTAATATTCTTTTAAATAAGTCTGCATTCCTACAAGCTCTTAAATTCTCAATAACCGTAAACTTATTACACTCTAACCACATAGCATCTATAAGATTTTCGGGTCTTACAACCCAATGTAGACAACCCGTATACCTATCTGTATAAGACAACTTTTTCTTGTTTATCTTATTCATACCACAAATATAGGAAACCTTTGTTTCACCATCTATTTTGTGAATCTGAAGTCTAGTACGAAATCTTGGCAAGTTAATAACTTTACCAAAACCACCATCGTCTAATTCATAGAAGCAGTTCTCCTTTATTTCTATACCAGCTTCTTCTAAAGACTTTTTTATTTGTTCTTCTGTTACTATTTCCATCTATATACCTCCAACCATATAATAACATTATTTAGAACCTTTGTCAAGCTTCTTTTTCTTTTCTCTAAGTTTTTTAGCTTCGTTATATAAATCTTCTCTACCACGTAATTTAGCTATAACCATTTGTTCATTTAAAGGTAAAACATCAAATGGTTTTATATCGCATGTTCCAACATATCCTTTAGGTGCAGGCAAACGATTACATTTTAAATAAGTGGAACCTATTTTGTATAAACTTAAACTGTCTGCTACATCTTCTTGGTGTTTACTGCTAATACTATCAAAATCTATCTCTTTACCATACAGTTCACGTGCTTTTGCTACCATTTTCTTTTTATCTGCCTTTGCATCATCTGTAAAAAACATTTTGTTGGTAATAGGCGGTATCTGTATTATAGGTATATCTAAACGTCTACATAAATAACTTATTATAGAATAGCCATCTAAAAATGATGTTGAAGCATTGGAAGAATTAAAACTTCTGCTTTCCAACACGACCAAAT